ACTTTCGTTGGTTGGTTGAAGAGCGGGGCTAGATTCATTTCTAGTCCCGTTTCTTTTTTTGTTGACACCCCTGTTTGTTTCCGATATTGGTTACTAATCAACTGCCAGATAGGAGAAACCAAATGGCGAAGAAACTACAAAACATGACACAAGACGAACGCATTGCTTACTGGGAAAACATCCGTGAGAAGGAGCGTATCAATCGCCGGAACCGGATAGCTAAGTTAACTATGGAGCAACGTGCGGCAGTCATCAACATAAACAAACTGTTAGACACAGTGCTTGACGTTGCATTGTATCCTGACATGGGTGGCATCAAGGCTGTTACTGCCTACGACCTACAAGAACTGTCTGACGCAATGGACGCACTACAGTATCAATTCAATTTGCGGGGGGAGTGACATGGCTACCAAACTAACCCACGCAGAATACTCAATCAAACACACAGAGATATTTGCTCGTATGTCAGCAAACTTTCTAGCTACACCCCTGCCCAGTGACTGGGATACATGGGAAGAAGAAAAGCTAGATAACTTTATCAGTGACAATCACTGGCAACCGTTTGAATACTGGGATGTCAACGATGTGTATGAATTGATTGACCAGCTAACGATTGATGTTATGAACCTGATGGGATTGGAGATGAGCCGTGACTGAACGAACTTGGGAAGTTAAGGTGGAAGCGACGACAACCCGTGAAGTTATTGTCCACGCTGACACAGAATATGAGGCACAGATACAAGCCCAGATAGAAATGGTGGGCTTAGTCGGTGGTGAAAATACCAAAGTATTAGCTGTTAAGGAGACAACCAATGATTAAGACTGACAAAGTATGGCTACAACTAACACGCACAGAGGCTAACGCCCTGATGGTTATGTTGGATGGTGAAATGGAAAACCGCTTTCAGTTTGAGGGGCTTGACCTAAAGGAATGGGAACAGCTAGACTTGGAAGCATACAAGATACTAGCCTTTCATAAGTACAAGACATGGTACATGGAGAATTGCGATGGGTAAGATGAGCGACTGGGCAATCCAGCTAGAGGAAGACTTCTGGTATCTTGCCAACAGTAAGATAGGCAACTGTGAATACTTTGGCGAGTTTATGCAAGAAATGGAACAGCACCGCGATTTCTTGGGGTTGCGTGACGACAGAGAATATGCTGATATGTTGCGTGAAGCTTGGGACAACTACTGGAGTAAGTACATATGAAAAAGCGAATCCACATAAACCAACATGTAATCCGTTCTAATGCAAAGAACGAAGAAAACAATCCGGTGATTACAGTTAAGACTAGCAAGCGCAATGTCTACGCACACAAGGTTGATATTGGCGGTTCGTCTACTGTCGTCTATTCTCCTGACAAACCGCTATCGTGCGGGGCTAAAGTCTGGATAGAAACAGACGCGCCGGTTTCGTGCCAGTGTGATGATGGTGTCGTAATGATGGGTGGGGTGTATCATGCAGATTGAGCCACGCTATCCCAACGCGGCAAGCGACCCACGCCTATCAAACACGGCTGACAAATGGCGAACCCTAAACAGACAAATCCACGACAAAGAGTGGAACGGGGAGCCGGTGACAAACGCCGAACGTGACAAACTAGCCACACTAAAGCGGGCATTGAACGATGACAAACACTACACGCCAAACTTTTGACAAACCGACCACACTAAACCCGCAATATAAATGCGACACTTGCGGCGAACCGGCGATGGTGGTTGAGATGGACAAGTTCTTTTCCTGTCCAGAATGTTACCTAAAAAGATTAGGTAAGAAAATAAAAGGGCTTGACCATGCCGGTTATTATCCGTAAAAGAAACCCAACCTAAACCAACGAAGGAACCCGAACCGATGAAAAAGGCAGATATAAATAAACCAGCCGTGACCATGTATCCTAAATCAGTTAAACTATTATCTGATTATCCGCATTCGGTCTTGAAGCAATCTAAAAATGCGAAGCTTTCAAAAGATAAATTACCTGTAATTAAAAAGGGCAAGTTCAAGGGCTATGTGATTTATACCCTAACTTTGCAAGAACGCGCCACCTGTCCCCGCTCTTGTTACCACTGGGATAATTGCTATGGTAATAACATGATGTTCGCGCACCGGTTGCAGCATGGCAGCGAATTAGAGCAGCGCATCAAAAACGAAATAGCAGAATTGTGCGCCACCTATAAAGGGGTGATTGTCCGGTTGCACGTTTTAGGCGACTTTTATTCTGTGGATTATGTTGCAGTCTGGCAGCATCTATTATCTAAATTTGATAACTTGGCGGTCTGGGGCTTTACCGGCTATGAGCCTAACAGCGATATCGGGCTTGCGCTTCGTGCGGTTCGCGGCGTGTTCGGTGAGCGTTTTTCTGTACGGTATAGCAACGCACCAACTTGGCAATTCAGCGCGAACAGTGCCGACCTATACAAACCGGAAAAGAACAAATCTATTGTTTGTCCCGAACAAACCGGCAAGGCGGAATCGTGCGCGACCTGTACCTTGTGTTGGTCTGCACCGGATAAACAAATCCTGTTTGTTACGCATTGACCAAATGACAAATCAACCACGCCAACTTTTTCTTGGGGCTAGTATGTTACTTGCAATTATCCTTGGTGGTTCGGGGGGATTGGGTGCGGTATTAGCAAAGGGTGTCGCGAGTCGCGGGGCGGCATCCATTTTATTTATCTGTTTTTTTTGTTGACCGATTCGCCAGCGGCATGGCATAAACAAATCAAGGCTGGTTGCAACAACCATGCCAACAACCAAGAACGAAAGGAACATTAACCATGTTCGATTTAGTACCAATTGAAAACCAAGCCAGCTTTGTCAATCGGGGCGGCGGCACTTATACGTTTGAACACAACGACCCCGCGAACGTCGATTTGTTCGACCAGATTGGGGCGGTTCGTAAAATCCCGATTGAGGCGTTGCAGTTTGTCCGGCAGGAAGGCGCAGCGACCATTTGCCAAAACGTGCCTATGCCCGATTACTTTGCACTAGAGAATAGCGCAACCGGTGATGTTCTGGACGTCGCCCCAATAGGCCGTTCTTATAAATTAGAACCCCATGACCGGTTATTTGCAAAGCAGGCCGATTTATTGAGCGAATCAGATTTGCCGCTTGGTGATGTGTCGGTTGTTGACCGGCTCTATGAGGGTGGGCTTCGGGCGCATCGCACTATTCACTTTAACGACCTGCAAACGACCGTAGGGGATAGCAGCGACTTGGTTCGGTGCCGCATGGATATCTTTAACAGCGTAGACAAGTCTTGGTGCTTTCAAATATTCAGCGGGGCATATCGTGACCTTTGCCGCAATACCTTGGTTTTCGGTGGTGAAAAGTCATATCACCAAAAAGCAAAGCATACCAAGAATCTGAGCGTTGAAGCCATGATAACCAAGGCGGGCGGCTCTCTTGATATGTGGACGAACCAGCGCGACCAAATGCGGGCTTGGCAGGGTTCGCGGTTATCCGACGAACAGTTTGCGAACATCTTGAAAGAGACCATTTGCGCCAAGACTGGGCGGGCTGTTAAAGCCGGTGTTCTTGAGGGTGTTAATGAACGCCTAATGAATGCCTTGCTTTACATGTTCGACAAGGAAAAGCCCGAACTGGGCGGGACAATGTGGGCGGCCTATAATGCCTTGACCCACTGGGCAACTCATACGAATGAGACCGTCACCAATCTTGAGACCGGCAAGGAATACCAGACCGGCAAGAAAACGGCCAAGGTTTATGATGTGCAGCGCAAGCGAAATGAACAGGTTGCCAGCGTCTTGAATAGTGACGCTTGGTTGTCGGTGGCAGCATGATTGAATCGTTGCTGCTTTTCTTAATCTTCTTTGTGATATGAAAGATAACCAATGGAAGCCTTATATGTAATTTATCGGAGCCTGACCGTTCTCTTGATAATCTCTATAATATATGCGGTCTTTATTGTTTGAACCACCAAAGCCCTGAGGGGCGGAAAGAACCGAAACCATGTTTAATTTACCATCGAAGTTAAGAGCCGACCTGCATAGCATCGAAGCCCGGATAGAGGAAGCAATCCGCATGGATGAGCGGCACAATATCCTAACCCGAATGGCATCCGAACGCGAAGCCGACGCAAGGCGGTTCCTTGCCGATATCTTTGCAGACCGGAATGGGGAACAGACCCGCATCAAACGACCCAAGCCTAATAGCAAGCTTGGCCGGTTGCATGGTTGCCTAGCTTCGCGAACCTATGCTGTCAACCGCGACACCCTTGTCAGGCATTCCGGCATGACACCGGTCAGCGTCCACCAAGGCATTCAACAGCTTCGGCAGCGGGGCTATACCATCGAATGTAACCGGCAGGGAACCAAGCCGAAATATAGGCTTGTAGCGTAGCCTCCCGCGAACCCGTCGGGGCTGGCTTTCCTCCCTTGAACAGCCCCATAACCTTGCCCCCGTCTATCCGGCGGGGGTCTTTTTATGTCCGGCATATATTAATGCGGGTTAACTGGCGGTAATCCCGTGGTTATTCGGCGGTGTGGTTTAGCCGTGTTTGTATATATTCCCTTAACCGAAAGGCCACCCCAGATAGTAACCGGCATGACAAATCAGGCAACGCGGGCGCGGGTGCGGGCGCATGTTCGAGGGGTTTCGTATGTGTTCGCGGGGTTGCCGGTGCTTTCGGTATGCGTCAAGGTCTCGGTGAGGTATCCTAATTATAAAAATATTTGGCTGTGCGCGGGTACGCGAGGGACACCCCACCCCCCCGGCACTTGCTATGCAAACCCGACATATTTTTTGTAATTTTAAGGTTATCCATACAGGGTATTTTGCGAACCTCTAGGGTACCCAACAGAAAAACCCCACCGGAGAACCAGCGGGGACCATTTTGCGAACCATTAGGGGACCCTGCAGGGTACATAGGGGGTTTACCCCGGCAGGACTAGGTCCTATAGTAGCGTCAAATTCCCGATTTGTCAACAGGTTTTTTCATTTTTGGTTATTTTTCTATAAACCATGCTGAAAACAGGTTGACAGAGGTTGCAAAAGCCGCCATAATACAAGGGTATGACAACGGTTCGCAGGAAAACCCCATGTTCGAAGCTATTTTACTGATATGCCTAGCTGCAGCACCCGAAGAATGTGTTGAGTTGAGTGACACACGAGGTCCCTACACCAATGAGGTAGACTGCATGAGACGTATCGACGAAATGGCAGAGTTTGCGATAGAGGTAAACCTGTTCGACCTAAACATAAGGTGGAAGTGTACAGCCCCAGAGGCCCTACAAACCTAAATCCCCATGAACTTACTACCCCAGACGAATAAAAAAGCTGCCCTGACAGAGAAACAGGAGCAGTTCTTGGATGTCCTGTTCGAAAACAACGGCAATATGTCCGTTGCTGCCGAAATCGTGGGCTATTCTCCCAAATCCGTGGGCTGGCTAAAGGAACGCCTAGCCGATGAGATTATAGAGCGTACCAAAACCATGTTAGCAGGCCACTCCCTGTCAGCCGCGAACAAGTTAGCAAGCCTCGTAACGGCTCCTGACATCGAACGCGGGGACGACCTTCGTATGAAGGCAGCAGAATCCATCCTGAACCGCGTTGGTATCGCAAAACAGGAAACAATGAACCACAACGTACAGGCAATCCACGGGGTTGTCCTGTTGCCACCCAAGAAAGAGGTCGTCATAGACGGATAAGGTTATGGAACTAGCAAGAAACGCAATGCGAAGCAACATTCAGGACATGAGCAATCAAGAGTACGAAGAGTTTATAAAAAAGATGCTCAAAGAAGCAGACAGCGATGCTGAAGCTGGTGAGATTAAATCCATGTACGACAAGATACGTGGAGCCAAAGCCAAGGGCGGCAAGGTTCCCGGCTACCGCTATGGCACTCCCAAGGGCGGCGTGAAGAAGATGTCAGCATGTAAAGGCCGCAAAGCTGCAAGTAGTGCAGAAAAAGCCTAGCCCGTGGCCCCACGCAAAAGAGTCCTAGTCCCCCCGAACCCAGAAGACCTAGGCAAGGTCGGCAGACCTAAGAAAAGACCCGGCGAACCCAAGACCACACACAAGATTAGTGACCGGGAACGTGCGCGGCGTTCTGTGCAGATGAAGCTAAAGAATGCCAAGAAGAAGCAGGTCAAGCAGGATGTGAAGACAGCCCGGAACCGTCGCAAGGTTCGTGACCTGACCAGCGCAGCCAAGAATGTAGAGAATGCCCTAAACGGAAACAAGACCCGTGTGGTAGATGCTGCAGACTTAGACGTATTACCCCCAGCAGTTACGGACCTAATAGATGATACCCCTGTCATTTTCAAACCTAATGAAGGACCTCAAGAGGACTTTCTTTCGGCTTCCGAACAGGATGTACTTTATGGCGGGGCCGCTGGCGGTGGCAAGTCATTTGCTTTACTTGCTGACCCCCTACGCTATTGCCATAATCCCAACCATCGTGGCCTTCTTCTCCGGCGAACGCTCGACGAACTAACGGAACTCATCGACAAGTCGAAGCAGCTATACCCCAAGGCATTTCCCGGCGCACACTTTAGAGAGTCCAAGTCAACGTGGGTCTTTCCATCCGGTGCAACCATGTGGTTTACCTATCTCGACAGAGATAAGGATGTCACCCGTTTTCAGGGACAGGCGTTTAACTGGATTGGCATAGATGAAATAACACAGTACCCCAGCAGCTACGTCTGGGACTATCTTCGTTCTCGTCTTCGTTCGACGGACCCTGAACTACAGAAGAACCTAACCATGCGCTGCACAGCGAACCCCGGTGGTGTTGGCGGCTGGTGGGTCAAGAAGATGTACATTGATGCCCACGAACAGAACAAGGCGTTCGGGGCTAAAGACTTAGAAACAGGTCGAACCTTTGTGTGGCCTGACAACCATCCAAAAGCAGGTCAACCCCTATTCTACCGCAAGTTTATCCCAGCGAGGTTGACTGACAACCCCTTCCTGATGGCAGATGGTCAGTATGAGGCCATGCTTCGGTCACTCCCGGATGTCGAGCGTAGACGACTCCTAGAAGGGGACTGGGATGTGGCAGAGGGAGCGGCCTTCCCAGAGTTTTCGAGGGTACGACATGTGGTCGAACATTTTGAGCTTCCCACGAACTGGCCTCGCATACGTGCCGCCGACTATGGCTACTCGTCGCCGTCGTGTGTCCTGTGGGGTGCTATTGATTGGGATAACAATATTTGGATTTATCGCGAACTTTACGTAAAACACTTGACAGCAGAGCAATTAGCTGATAAAATATTAGAATGTGAGGAGTTGGACCCGTTACCTCATTATACGGTCCTAGACTCTTCATGCTGGAACAAGACCGGATTCGGCCCTTCTATCGCAGAGACTATGATGAGGGCCGGGGTTAGGTGGACTCCATCCGACCGCAATCGTCTACAAGGAAAAATGGAACTACACAGGCGGCTTGCTGACGACCCCCACTCTAATGAACCCCGTATGCGAATCTTTTCCACTTGTAAGCATATCATTGCACAGCTATCGGGCATTCCACTCTCCAAAACTAACAGTGAAGATGTAGACACGAGAGCAGAGGACCATGCCTACGATGCGTTGCGATATATGGTTATGACGCGAACCAGCGGATACACTTCGATACACAAACAACTGCAGGGCATCAAAGACCAAGCCTTCCAGCCCTATGATGCTACGTTTGGATACTAATGGCAGACCTCGACCCAAAAACCGCAACCCTTCGTGAAGTTGCTGAAGCTTACGCTGAGAAGTCGAAGCGGGGGAAGGCGTTTGTTACTTCTTCATTACAATTCTTTAAAGACATTGCAGACGAACCCGGCTCTGCCCTACGGCTGTTCGAAAAGGACCCTGAAGGGGTTACCCTTCTTTCCAAGACTTTTAAAGGTACAGAAGATACATCGACCGTCAAGACAGCGATGCAAAACCTTCGCCAAGTTGGTTTAACCTTAAAAGAGTCCGTCGGTCCTGACACACCAGAATACAAGCTGTTACCAGACAAAGCCCCGAACACAGATGTAAACAATCGTATCTTTGGGCGTAGCGAACCTGCTAAAGCTGCATCAGAGGTTGCAATCAACCCAGATAAAGCTAAGATGAGCCAGTTGTTCGCAGGTGTTTCTAAGTATCTTGACAACCCTAATACCAAAGCCACTGCCCAAGCAATTATTTTTAACCTCAATACTGGCCTTCGTCCTAACGCTGCTGCTGGTCTTCAGGTAACTGCATATAAACCTGATAGTGGTGCTATCTATATTGAGGCAGAAACCAAGGGTGCAAAGGGCCGTCCTGTAAATATCCCCTTGAACCCTATTGCAGACAGTATCCTACAGGATAGTCTAGCTTCAGGAAACAAAGAAAACTTCTTTGTTAAACCAAACGGCAAGGTAGTTACATCTAGCGATATGACAGACCTTTTAAAGGATGTCAAGGTAAAAGACATTGCCTTTGATGCTGCTACGGGTAAATATTTTGATACACTAGCCCCTGCTGGCTTTACAGGTAAGAAGGGTTCGGCCCTTTTGCGTAACATCCACGCTACCGTGGGACAATCAATTGGTGTAGACCAAGACCGCCTAGCTTTCTTGCAGGGTCGTAGTCTCAAGTCAGCCGGTAAGAGCAGTACAGGAGAACTCACAACCTACCAGCAGGCATTTCCGGGTGCAGTTGGTGAAGTTGACCGCCAGAACGCCAATATGTTTGCTAGTTTCTGGGGGGACGCTGCCAAGGAAGCAGGGTTTGACATTAAATCCAAGATTCCGATGCCAGAAACCCGTATCACAACCCAGACTGCAGGATATGAAGGCTACTTCGAACTCCCGGTTCGTGAAGAGGTTCCCACTACTCTCAAGTCCACAGACAACATAGACAAGAATGTAACCTCTAGCAACTTACAAGAAGAACTTTCTAGTAAAGGGTTGGACTGGGATGGTCTGGTTAAAAACATAGGTAAGAAAATTGACACTACAATTAAAGCTGGTGGGGCTGCCCTACTTGGAACGGGTCTTTACGAAGCTGCTCGTGACCCCGAAGGGGCTGGCGCAGCAATGGCACGGGACTTGGCTATAGAAGGAGTTGGTTTAGCTGCACGTGTGGGAGCAGGTGTTGCCGGAGCTTTGCCCATGATTTTGGACTCGACAGCTACTGCTGGTCCCGAACTATCAGAGATGCCACCCCCGCGAACAGACTTTATCCCTGCCAGAGAGGTAGAGGAAACAGACGAAGACATAATGGCACGAGTTGCCACACAGGATTCTGGCATGATTCCAGAACCGGACAGGGTTCCTCAAGCCGCCCCTGCCCAAGACCAAGGCTTTCTTTCCGTTAACTAGGAGGCAGAGATGCCAGACAATAACTACAACTACGGTGCAGCCTATGTAATGAACTCTGATAAAGTCAGCGTCGATACAGATGAGGGTGCATCAAAACTATACCGTGAAGGTCTTGAGTTTAACACTCGTGTAAAGACAGGCCCAATCACAGAAGATATGCCCAAGAAGCAAACCAAGCCTACTGTAGAAGCTTCATTTAACACAATGGCAGAAGACAGAAACTACTTTAGCTAGGACTCTACATGTCTGAAGATAACTTTCTCCAACCGGATGATGACACGGTAGTTCCGGTACACGCTCCTGATGAGCAGATGCCGGGTCTTGCAGGATACGTAACCTCAAAGTTTAGGGATGCTGAAACTGGTCGTTTTGCTCACGAGCAACGCTGGCTACAGGCATACAAAAACTTCAGGGGTATCTACGACTCTACAACTCAGTATCGTGATTCCGAACGGTCCAAGGTCTTTGTTCGAATTACCAAGACAAAGGTTCTTGCTGCGTTCGGTCAAATAATAGACATCCTGTTCGCAAACAAGAAGTTCCCCTTGGTTGTGGAATCAACTCCCGTGCCGGAAGGCATTGCGGAGTTTGCCCACATGAAGACCCCCTTGGACGAGGCAACTGAACAAGACCCCTATGGGTTCTCAGGAGATGGTCGCGAACTAGCTCCCGGTGCCTTGCAAGCAAAACCCGGTGGTGACTTCTTAGGTGGCCTAGAGTCCAAGTATGGACAACTAGACCTAGCAGAGGGTCCGGCACGGATAGGCGAACCGCAACTCAAGCCTGCTCAAGAAGCAGCCCTGCGGATGGAAAAAGTTATACACGACCAACTCACTGACACAAACGCTGTGAACGTGATGCGGAACTCCGTGTTCGAAGCAGCCCTCTTGGGAACTGGCGTTGTAAAGGGACCATTCAACTTTTACAAGCGGGTCCACAAGTGGGAGCGTAACGAAGAGGGAGAACGGGTTTATAACCCGGATGAGAAGACCGTTCCACGGATTGAGATGGTGTCGATATGGGACTTTCACCCTGACCCCTCTGCTACTAGCATAGATGACTGCGAGTACGTCATAGAGCGTCACCGCATGAACCGTCAACAGCTTCGTGCGTTGATAAAACGACCACACTTTATTTCGGAAGCAATCGAAGAGTGCCTAGCTAAAGGTCCGAACTATGAGGACAAGTACTACGAGGACACTATTCGTGAGGACGAGACAGAGCCATTCTACCAAGGCAACCGCTACGAGGTCTTGGAATACTGGGGTGTCTTAGATGCTAAACTAGCCGAAGAAGTTGGCTTGGAAGGTGCTGGAGACATGTCGGAGTTCGACGAGCTTCAGGTAAACGTCTGGGTTTGCGGCAACATGGTTATACGCTGCGTCTTAAATCCCTTCACACCCGCCCGTATCCCCTATCAAGTCTTCCCATACGAAGTCAACCCCTATCAACTCTGGGGTGTCGGTGTAGCGGAGAACATGGAAGATGCTCAGAAGCTAATGAACGGTCACGTTCGTATGGCTATCGACAACCTCGCCCTTGCAGGCAACCTCGTCTTTGACGTAGATGAAGCTAGTCTCGTGCCGGGACAGAACATGGACATCTTCCCCGGAAAGATATTCCGTAGGCAGTCTGGTGTTACAGGCACAGCCATCAACGGCTTAAAGTTTCCGAACACGGCGGGGGAAAACCTGCAGATGTACCAGATTAGTCGTCAGCTTGCTGATGAAGAGACGGGCATCCCGTCAATCATGCACGGACAGACAGGTGTAACCGGAACTGGGCGAACCGCCGCTGGCCTTTCCATGCTCATGGGTTCTGCTGGCTTGTCCATGAAGACTGTCATCAAGAACATTGACGATATGCTCTTGAAGCCCTTGGGCGAAGCCTACTTCCAGTGGAACATGCAGTTCAACGAGGAAGCAGAAGACATCCAAGGCGACCTAGAAATTAAACCACGCGGCGTTGCAGCCGTGATGCAGAAAGAGGTTCGCACACAGCGGCTAACGTCCCTGTTGCAAACCGTCGCCAACCCCATGTTAGCTCCGTTCATCAAGATACCAAACCTGATGCGCGAACTGGCTATCTCACAGGACATAGACCCTGACAGCCTAGTCAACGATGCAAACCAAGCACAACTCTACGCAAAAATGTTACAAGGAATGCAGGCTAATGTACAGCAAGGAACAGGCGAAGCTGGTGGCCCCGCTGCTGGCCCAGCCCAAGATATGGCAGGGGCTGGAGGAGTATCTCCAAATCCTGAAGGAACAGACCCACAGGGGTCTGGTAACGGCACAATCGGAGTCGGAACTGCGCCAACTGCAGGGGAAAGCGGCTTTACTGGAAATGCTCCTTCAGTTGAAGGATAACCACGAGGCAATAGTTAGAAATGGCACCTAAACCACCAACGTTCTTTAACCCAGAATCTATTAGCTATGACCAGTATTCCAAGGGTCCTGTTGACTTCTACAATCAGGCCCTAGATGTGGATAGCTTGACAGGTACTGGTATTGATATTGTCAACCCCGATGACATTACCAAGTTGAAGGATTATGGGATAGCTGGTGGTGGTGGTGACGACGGCGGCGATACTCAGGATGATGCCCTGAATGACTTGGGGGGTATAAATATACAGGCCACTCCTGAAGAAATAGCGCAGGGAAAAACTTCGATGTTTCCGGGCGGGACGGGGATAGAGTACAATAACTTTAATGCCTACGATAAATACGAGTCCTATTCGGACTACATAACCGGAGAAAAGCCGCCGGGGATGGCAGACCGGGTAGACTTTATTTCTAACGTCATGGAACCCCTCACATCTGGCAGGTTTGGAGACATAGACTTTACAGCGGGAACGAAGGGGCTTGCTGACCGCGTTGGAACCGACATGGTCGAGGGCGTTACAAAGCCCGATGCTAAGACTGGGATAAAGGGAGCCTTGGTAGCTGCAAACCCCATGCTAGGTCTTGTAGGCTCTGCCGTACTCAGCACCACCACCGTAAGAAACGCTTTTGGCAACATCAGCGCACGGCCTGATGGTATCCTTGGTATGGTTGCAGATGCGGTTCACTCTACTCAGTACGCGGATATGGCGCACAATAGGGCTGTTGCACGGGCCAACATGACTGATTTTAGAGAGTCAGTGAGTGGCATGACTGAAGACCGTTTTCAAGATGACAGTTTAGCAGGAAGATTTGCAGCAGACCGGGACATTGGCTTCTCCATGTCGTTTGGAAGCGGCACCGGAGCAACAGGCATAACCCGCAAAGCCGGAACCTTCACCTACACAGGAAACATGCGCGGCCTAGACAATCAAACCCTGAAGAACATGGAAGCTGTGCAGCGGGGCTTTGTCCCTAGTACCTTTGGAAACCGAAACTTTGGTTTTGACTACACAGGCAGGGGTGCCACCACTTTCGAGGAAGCCGGTTACAGCGGGGAAGTTGCAGGGGGTGGACGCTACACCGATACCGGAGCTTTTATGGACCGGTACGGTCGTACTTCCATGATGGGCCTTGCCAGTCACTCTAAGTCTTTAGCAGCCAAGCATGGTTTAAGTGAAGCTGAGATTGGTTCAATCCTGAGTGCCACCCGTAAAGGTCAAGGGAAGCTCATGGATAATATCAAGGCAGCAAAAGCTTCCAAGGCGCAGGCATTAGAGACAGCAAGAATCGTAGAAGAAAGAACAAGGCAGGCAGCAGCAGACAAAGCACTTAGAGACCAATATGGTTCCGGTGTTGTTACCAGTGAAGACAGTGGCGGTGATTATGGTGTCGGCGGCGGCGGCGGTGACTTTGATAGTGGTGGTAATTTTGGTTCTACCGCAGATGATGATGTAGAAGCAGGGGATTTTAAATATGGCGGTAAAGTACCCGGCTACGCCATGGGAACCCCGCCAGCGGGGGTACAAGCCTCACAGAGCGGTTTTGTAGACAGACCGCCATCACAGGTCTCCGAAGCCGGTAAAGTCGCTGACGACCGTCCTATGAAGGCTAAAGAGGGAACCTACGTTATAAATGCGGCTGCTGTCGAGTTCGCGGGAGAGCAGGACATCCGCAAAATGATTATGGATGCCCAGAAAGAAGCGGTTCGCAGGGGTCTTTCAACAGGAGACTTTGAACGGCATTCCGACCTCGTTGATATTGCGGTGTCTCGCGGGGAAGTAACCGTAGCCCCACACCTAGTAGATATCATTGGCGAAGACCGCCTAGAGAAGATTAATAAACGAGGCATTCGGAAAACCGAACAGCGCATAGCAGAGAATGGGCAGGAGCCGGTTCAAGCCGCAGGGGGTGGCTTTATCACTAGAAAAAAGTTTCATAGTGGCGGGGGCGTACACTCGCACAACGTAAAAGCAGCAGTAGGTATATCTGGGACTTCCAAGTATGGTATGACTAGCGAAGACTTAGAAATTGACCATCTTCAGGAAGAACAATATAAAAGAAAATCAGCCACTCCTACTTTTAAATCTAAAGCTGAAGAAGAGTTGTATAATCAGGGAGTTCAATTCGGTGACACAGAGGTTTTTGCTGACATACTAGGTAAAACAAACTTTAATAAGCTTATTCAAGCAGCGGCTAGAGATAGTAGAACATTAAGTGATACTGTAACAACTTTAAGACCGGGTGAGAACGTGGCTAACCCTTACCACAGGAATGCAATGGGGTTATACGCTCAGTATGGGCGAGAACCCTACACTTCACCTGTATATGAAGATGGTGAAATAAATTATACAGATTCTCTAAATAATCGCATGGGTGCAAAATCCACTAAAGACTTTAGAGCAGACGTATCGAATAGTGCTATACTAATGAGAAGTCCCGCCGGATTTGGTGGACCTAGCACGGATTATTTAAAACCCCCTATGGCTTATACTGCAACTCTAGCCCATGAATTAATGCACAAGGGGGCAGACATACTAGCAAACGACCCAAACTTTAATCCTAGTAGGTCGTTGGTTGCAATGCAAGGGTTATACGCAAGATTACCCAGCATTACTAGATATATAGATGATAAAATAGATTTTGAAACGTATAGTAAAGCAAAGGATGAAAAACGAACTAGCGGAGATGCCGAACATAGGTACATTGCGGCTGTTATAGGGCAAGCTTATCTACGAAGAAATATAGAAAGTGTAGCGGGAGCTTTTGAAAAGTCACAAAGACCCCCTAAAGGTTTTGAAGATTCATTTGGAAAAGTGACAGGCTCTGACCTTGTAAACGAAGCAAAACAGAATATTCTATATGAAACACGAAGAGTATTTGAAAGTTATTTAACTCCTGCAAACAGGAAACAGTTTTTTGAAGAAAACAGCCTGTTTAAATTAGATTCTGAATATGACACTTTAGATTTAAAAGTAGGAAAGATTTGGAACAGAAAAGATGTAAATGAAATTCCGTTTGAAGAATTAGCTGCAGCCTATGATTCTATAAACAGAATTATGGCAGAAGATTACGCAGCAATATTGTTTAAAAACGCGGTAGTAGATAAGCCCGTTAACATCCCCCGTAGGAAGACCTCTCCAAAACCAGCTTCTGCAAAAGCACCCTTACAGGATGCAACAGGTGCCGCAGTAGGAAGTCAACCTGCACCCGAACAAAAATATGAACGCGGCTTCCTAGACAAGATGCTAGGTGTAACACCTGCGTACTAATCCGCTGGCTACCCACAAGTTCGTGGCCCCAGCACAACCGACGCGGCTACCCACAGCCATGTGGCCCCGCAAGTGAGGTAAATACAATGGCAAAAGCAAGAGGCCACCGTGCCAACAAAGTAAACGACTCTTTCGGAACAATCAACAACGACTCCCTGTACAAAGGAAAATACCGGGACGAAGTTTACAAGGATGAAGACGAAGAGTCAAATGTGGAAGCTCAAGACGCTGACCCCGTAGAACAAGCGGCTACTCAGCAAGAACAGAGCGAAAGCTTCGTAGAAGCCAAGAAGGAATCTAGCGAAGACCACGACTACAAGAAACGGTATGATGACTTGAAACGTCATTATGATTCCAAGGTAGACGAGTTCAAAGGAGAAATTGAAAACCTACGAAAAACAATGACAGACCGTGCGGCAGAAATGCCACGAGGCGTAACGCCCCCACGAACACAAGAAGAGCTAGATGAGTTCAAGGAACGATACCCAGATGTCTTCGAAGTTGTTCAGACGGTTTCGAGTATGCAGACCGAATCACAGGTTGCAAAACTACGACAAGAACTAGGCACTATTCAGGAACGGGAAAAGGAACTAGAAAAGCAGAAAGCCTACGAGCAACTGCTTCGCGCCCACCCCGACTTCGCAGAGTTAAAGGCCGACGAAAAGTTCTTGACATGGTTAGAAGAGCAGCCAAGCTCAATTGCAGATGGTATCTATAAGAATAGTACCGACTCCAAGTGGGCGGCACGGGTCATAGACCTCTACAAAGCCGATACCGGCTCAACTAAAAAGAAGAAGACCAAAGATGCTTCGGCAGCAGACGCAGTTACCAGAACCCCTGCTAGGGACGTAAATACGGATGCTATTGGAGACAAGAAAATCTGGAAAGCTTCACAAATCGCCAAGATGAAACCGTGGGAGTTCGAGAAGATGGAAGCTGAACTCGACCAAGCACGGAATGAAGGGCGAATCGACTTAAACTCTTAAAACCTCAAAAATAGAGAAGGAATGAACAATGGCGTTCACTACTGCTTCTGGATATGGAAACTTACCTTCCGGTAATTTTGCACCAGAAATCTTTAGCCAAAAAGTTCTCAAATTCTTTCGTCGCGCTTCGGTTGTTGAAGACATCACGAACACAGATTACGCTGGCGAAATTGAAAACTTTGGCGACACAGTCCGTATCATCAAAGAGCCGACTGTTACAGTATCCGCTTACCAGCGGGGTTCTGTTGTAAACCCACAAGACTTGGCTGATGACCAGATTACTATGGTTGTTGACCAAGCTAATGCGTTTGCTTTCAAAATCGACGACATTGAAGAGCGTCACTCGCACGTAAACTTCGAGGCACTTGCTACCTCTTCAGGTGCATTTGCATTGAAGCGTAAGTACGACAAGACTGTTCTTCAGGCTATGGCTAACGGTGCAGGTATTGCAGCTTCTGCTGTATCCGGCACAACTCTGACTACTACTGCTGCTGCAGGTACTCTTGGTACTGCTGCTGCACCAATCAACATTGAGACAGACGACGCTGGCATCAACATGATGCTTGCAATGGCCCGTCTCCTTGACGATGAGTCAGTGCCAGAAGAAAATCGCTGGTTTGTAGCACCACCAATCTTCTACGAGAAGGTGTTTCAAGCTGGGAATAAAATTGCGGAAGTACAGGTTACTGGCGACGGTACCTCACCACTTCGCAACGGTCTTGCAACTGTCGGCACACTTGCTGGCTTCCGTTGCTACAAGTCAACTGCTCTTAACAGCACAGGCGGCACAGACCAAGTTACTTTGACAGACGCATCTGCAACCCTCGCAACTGATGGTTCTGAGAACATTGTTCTTGCAGGTCACATGTCATCCACCTCTACTGCTTCGCACATTGCGAAAACAGAAGTGGTTCGTTCAACTGAATCGTTCTCCGACGTTATTCGTGGACTGCATGTTTTTGGGCAAAAAGTACTTCGCCAAGAAGCAATCGTTCGCGGTGTCGTAGACTTCGCATAAGGGGGGCTAGATAAATGGCTACTTTTGACCATACCATCACTGGTGGTGGAACTGTAGGACATCCCGCTAATGCGATTCGTCCTTATATCGTGCAGTCAAAAATCTTTGACGCTGCCGATGATAACCTTACAGCTAACGATGTCATCAAAGTGATTGACCTACCGGACAACTCGATTGTTCTTGGTGGTTGCCTTGATGTCCTTGAAGCTGGCGGTTCTAGTGTGACTTTTGACGTTGGTATCAGCACCGACATTGATGCCTTCTGTGATGGTGTCGATGGTAACGCTGACGCTATCTACAACTTTCACCCTACAGCAGCAGGTATCAACACAGTAATTGCTACAGACGCTATCCAAGTTAAAATCTTGGGTGCAGACTCTGCTGTAGTTCGTTTCCGTGTTATTGCCTTGATTGCTGACATTGGTGACCCAACTGCAATGGTCCAGACTGCTGCAGTTCAGACTGGCGTATAATACTAATCAAGGGGGCAGGGCAACTTGCCCTCTTGACTTTTTATTTATTTTGTGATAAAAGCAGATAACCTTGCCGGGGGTAAATACACATGGCAGCTAAGAAATCAAAAAGCCCAAAGCCCAAGAACGCAGCATTGTACTCACGGGTTAAGGCAGAAGCTAAACGTAAATTTAAAGTATACCCAAGCGCATACGCAAATGCTTGGCTGGTTAGAACCTATAAGAAGCGTGGTGGCACCTACGCCTAAATCGGAGAATAGTAATGGCAACACTTATGGAAAAGCTTAATAACGCTTTAAAAACTAAGAAACCTCTTAGCTCATCTTTAACAGCAGAATACAACTCAATAAGAGGTTCACTACTTCCTAATAAAAGAAAACGGCTAGATGCACTGATGAATAAAAATGCGAAAGTAGCAGGACCGAAAAGTACAGCCGCTCTAGCAAAAAAAGTTATCTCTACAGACAGAGAACTAAAGGCTAGAAAAGGTGGAAACCCGGAGATACAGAGAAAACAGGGGTCTATGAAGGCAGGTGCAAAAGGGTCTTTTCAAAAACTGATGCACGGCGGTAAGGTCAAGAAGAAGTAGGCATGGCTAAACCAAAGGGCGGCTTAACGAAATGGTTCAAGGAAGACTGGCGGGACGTAAAGACCGGCAAGAAGTGTGGTCGTTCCGGTAAGGATAAAAAGAAACGCCCCTACCCAGCCTGTAGACCTGCCAAAGTCGCCAAGCGTATAACTAAAAAAGAAGCAGCTAAGAAGACAGGGCCACGTAGAGTAAACTGGTCTGTTACTGCATCAGGAAAACGAAGGAAGAAAAGTGCCACCAAGAAAGCCTGACAAGATGCCAGCCCGCAACAAGAAGAACTATCGTTCTACTAAGTCGGGTGCCGGAATGACTAAAGCTGGCGTTGCTGCTTACCGTCGCAAGAACCCCGGCAGCAAGTTAAAGACTGCTGTTACTGGGAAGGTCAAGCCGGGAAGCACTGCAGCTAAACGTCGCAAATCTTACTGTGCAAGGTCAGCCGGACAGATGAAGAAATTTCCTGCAGCAGCAAAGAATCCCAACAGTCGCTTACGTCAAGCGCGGAAGAGGTGGAAATGTTAGCAGCCCTTATTGGACCAATAGCAGACCTTGCTGGAACGTGGATGTCTGGCAAAGTCGAAGAGAAGAAAGCCCAATCCGCTACCAAAGTAGCAAAGGCACAAGCCGAAGCCATAGTTATGCAGAAGAAGGCTACGGGGGAAATTGATTGGGACTTAGAGATGGCGAAGGGTAGCCAGTCATCTTGGAAGGACGAATGGCTCACCATCTTATTTAGCATACCACTTATCTTAGCTTTTACTCCGGGGATGGAAGACCTTGTACGTAACGGATTTCAACAATTGGAGCAAATGCCTGAATGGTACCAGTACAGCTTGGGCGTTATTGTTGCTGCAAGCTTTGGAGTCAGGTCAGCGACAAAGTTCTTTGGTAAGAAGTGATGACTGTAGAAGCATTTCTAAAATGGAAGATACTTCCTAGATTTATGATGTTAGCCAGCACAGTAATGTCTTGGCGGTGTGCCGAATGGTTTATGGATTTGCCTGACCCTACAGCCTCACAGTCAGCGTTCGTCAGTGTTGTAATGGGCGTAATGACAGGCGTTTTTGGAATTTGGATGGGCCACGAACACAAGGGAGATAACGTAGTTGAAAGCCGCAGCAACAAAGCTCAACGAAAGTAGCGAAGTCACAATTCCCCTTCGGAATTTGATTAGCATGATTGCGTTTACTGCTGTCAGTGTTTGGGTTTATTTTGGCCTCACTGAACGCATTTCGTTTCTTGAACACAATCTAGAATTGACTATGCAAGAAGTTGAAGAGAATGACGACTGGATTGATAAATTTGAGCCGCCTAAGTCTGTGCAGGACACAGTAGGTAGAGTTCACGAACTAGAAATAGAACTTGCTAAACTGAAGTTGCAGATACAAGTCTTGCATGACTAAGAAGAGTCCGTGCAAAGGAATTTGTGTATTGGATAAGGAAAGAGTTAAGTGTATCGGGTGTGGACGAACCATCGAAGAAATAACTAACTGGGGTAAAGCCAAATGAAATACAGAACAGAACATTTCCTAGATAAACTAATTCACCATGAGGGTATGGTGCTTACTGTGTATGAAGACAGTCTGGGCATCGAAACTATCGGCATTGGTCGCAACCTTAAAGACAGAGGCATTACCAAAGAAGAGCTAGACTACATGGACATTCCTAGCATGGATGTGGTCTACGAACACGGTATTACCGAAGCCGACGCTCGTTACCTTGCCATGAACGACATCCGCATAGTCGAAAACGAACTGTGTCGAGTTCATCCTTGCGTTGAAGACTTAGATAGTGTAAGACAGTTGATACTGATGGACATGGCATTTAATATGGGAGTTCCCCGCTTGTGTAAATTTAAAAACATGTGGGGTGCAATCCACGACGGTAACTACGAGATAGCATCTATCGAAATGTTGGATTCCAGATGGGCGAAGCAAGTGGGTTCGAGGGCCGTTAAACTTTCGGACGCGATGAGAGCGGGGGAGTTTTAATGTCTACATACGGAAAACAAGAAGGCAATTATATTGTGTACCGTAATAAACAAGGTACTATAACAAGTAAAACTTGGAGTCCCGTGACAAAAAAAGATTCCATACGCAAGCAGACATTTAGTCGTAAAGCTGCGGATAGTGCAGAGAAGTCTACTATAGAAAAGTATGCCGAAGAAGGTATGTCAATTGTAAAAGGATTATTTGATTAGTGCCACCACGTAATCATAGAGACTGGACTAAGACTCCCAAAGTAGAACACATCAGTTCTTCAATCTACTCTAGTCACGACATCTACAAGCAGGAACAAGAAAACATCTTCTCTAAGGTGTGGGTTCCTATGTGCCACATCTCTGAGATGTACAATGAGGGTAACTACAGGACCACACAAATTGCTAGACAAAATGTAATTGCAGTTAATACCAAAGATGGTGTTAGGGCATACCGTAACTACGGATTTAATTCACCTTCGGGTACTGTAGCTGCACCAATCGTAACAGTTGAACCACAGCTACACTGTGAAGTAAAACATGGCGGCATGGTCTGGGTTACCCTAGACCCTAACCCAACGCAAAGTGTAGACGAGTGGACAGGCGGTGCATTTGACTGTATTGCGGATGCTATCGACACTGAAGAAATGGAAGTCTTTCACTACCACAAGGCAGTAATAGATACAAACTACAAGCTGTGGCACGATACCAACAGCGAGTTCTACCACGATTTTATGCACTACTTTAATCGTGTGTCAGGGTTTAACGATGAATACTTTGCTAGAAAGAACATACCATTCGATAACGGACATGTTAATGTTAGCAGCTTCACCGTTAACTACGAGGAGTACGACGGCTTTGAGGATAGAGGAGAGCTTAGTTTCCCTAACCTGCCACCCAATCAGTGGTACATGGTTGACCTGTTCCCCGGATTTAATTTTAACCTGCGCGGTAGTGCTTACCGAAGTGATAGCGTTACACCTCTTGGGCCAAACAAGGTTCTTATTGAGTTTCGCGGCTACGGTCTTAAAAAAGATACCCCAGAGGAACGGCAGACTCGTATCAAGCACCACAATTCTATCTGGGGTCCGTTTGGGCGTAACCTACACGAAGACCTCATAGGCGTAGCAGGTCAGGGTACAACAATGCGTGAGGGAACCGAACCTCGCAACATCCTGCACGGGCGGCACGAGAACAGTACCATTCACGACGAAGTTGGTATGCGCCACTACTACGCAGAGTGGAGCAAATGGATGGGCTTGGATGCGAGTAAGTCTTGGCAATTAGTGGCGTAGTTATGTTTTGTCTTATTGCAGTTAGCCCTGTTGAGGTAAAAGCTGCTGTACACTCTACTCACAAATGGCTTTCTCACTGTCACGTAGCTGTAACCGAACACGGGTTTTACAACCCGGATGAGAATTGCTTCTGCGTTGGAATGGATAAAGAGATAGAATGATTGTGTTTGTGCTATACGTGTACTTGGGTGCAAATATAATAGACCGCACACAACAGTTCGTAGACATGGATAGATGCCTATACTTTGCTCAAAGATTGTCGCGACAACAGTCTGTTCCAGCAAGTGGGGGTAAAAGACAAAAGATAACCGCAGTATGTAGACCCCAACCAAAGTAGGAACCAACCATGATTGCAGAAACACTCGCGGGTATAGCCCTTGTGAAGAGTGCCGTAGATGGTATCAAATCTGCAATAGGAACCGCCAACGACATCGGGGACATAGCAGGTTACATAGATAATCTGTTCGAGGGCGAAAAGCAGGTACAGCAAGTTCGCAACAAAAAAGCGGGTAACGTAGGTATTGGTGACCAGTTTGGTGTAGACACTGTTGCCCGTGAAGTCATTGATGCACGTATCGCTGCAGAAAAACTCCAAGAAGTAGCCACGATGGTTGACATGCGGTTCGGGCCGGGAACTTGGAAGGGTATCGTTACTGAACGGGCCAATCGTATCAAGGCCGCAAAGGAAGCTGCTGCTGCAGCCCGAAAAGCAGAAATCCTACGACAAGAAGAAATAATGGAAAACATCAAGGTAGCGGCTCTGATAGTGATGGTTTTTGCAATCGGTATTGGACTCTTGATAGCGTTGATGGTTTCTACCGCATCTGCCTTTATCAATTAAATTCTTGACTAAACTTCAAAATCAGTATATAATACTTTTGAAGGGAATACTATGAAACAACTTGCAATAGACGCACTGCGTTACAGATATGAGGCACAGAAAAAAAGTGCAAAATATACTCTCACAAATTACTTCCAAAATCCAGCAGCTATTGGGGAGCATCCTGACCTTCTTGAAGAAATGGACAAAGCTATTGGAAGCTGGGAAGAAGCTAACAGTAGGCTTCAAGCTTTGGATGACATCACAGACGAGGGGTATCCGTCCCTGTTTGACTAGTTACCTTGCACTGGGTTTGCTAAATTGTGGCAAGCCCTTTACTCGTGTGGGCAACTGGTTTTGGAAAAAACATCGTACAGTCCTAAACTGGAATAAAAAGTGATACCTCACCAGTTCTTAAAGCCAGTTTATTTAAGAAGGACAAAGTTCCCCCCTGTATACAAAAGCGAAGACTTAAAGCTTATACGTACTTTACCCGGTGGGGTCAAGCACTACAAATTAAAAGAGAAGAAGAGTAAGGTAAATGGCTAGTAGTTATCTTGTGTTAGTAAACAATGTTCTTCGGGACATGAACGAAGTTGAGCTTACCAGTTCTACGTTTGCTACTTCTCGTGGTGTGCAGACAACTGTAAAAGATTACATCAACCGTTCTATCTCTGACATACTAAACTCTGAATTAAACTGGCCCTTTACTCACGCTGAAGGGTCTGTTGACGTTATTGCAGGTAAATCGTTGTACAGCTACGCTTCGATTGCGTCTACACTAAAGTACGTAGACTACGATAACATGATACTAAAGCCTAAGAACTACATAACCAACGGAACCTACGAGGTTGCGGGAGCGGCTAGTATAACAGGCTGGACTACAGTGAGTGGTTCTCCTGCAGCGAGTTCTAAGTTTGGTAACACTCTATTACTGACTAACGCAGAGGCAACTCAACAAGTTAATGATTTAATTGTAGGCAGGTCTTACACAGTCTTAACACAGACAAGTGGCGCAACGCTAACTTTGGAAATAGGAACGAGTTCTGGTGGTTCGCAAACTAAATCTTCTACCCTGACAATCAGTAGTGGTAACGAGGTTCTTCTTACCGAAACTATATTCACAGCTACGGCTACAAGTCATTTTGTAAGCTTTACAGAAGCAGCCGGAAGCGCAGCCTTTGTCAAGTTAGTTGAATTGAGTGAAAACATAACACCTATACAGTTAAAGTATTTGTCTTATGAGGAATACAACGAACGATATAGAGAGAGAGACTCTCGTCCTGATGTAGATAAGTTTGGGGACCCGGAGTTTGTTTACACCAGCTACAATAATGAAATCGGATTGACACCTATACCGGACACAAGTAACCGTTCATTAACTTTTGATTATTATGTTTCTTCATCTGCTTTGTCGGGTGCTACAGACACATCAATTGTACCGGAGCGTTTCGAACCCGTTATTAATGCCCGTGCAAAATACTATACCTACATGTTTCGTTCCGATACTCAGACGGCACAGTTTGCTATGAAGGAATATGAAGATGGCTTAAAACGTATGAAGGTAGAATTACTAAACAGAAAAGATTACATGAGAGCAGTTTAATATGCCGGATTTAGAACTCCAAGGGGTTAGCCCCCTTTCTTTCAACTGCGAGGGTGGCTTGATATTAAACAGGTCTACCTTTATTATGCAGCCGGGACAAGCTCTTGAGTTGGAAAACTTTGAGCCTGACGTTGGTGGCGGGTACAAAAGGATGTTGGGGTTTCGTCCCTTTGTAAATCAGATTGTACCTGAAACAAACTCGTCTGGTGAAGCTGTCTTAATGTCTACGCAGTTCAACAACTTTGTATTGGCTGCACGAGGCGAAAAGATATTTAGTTCTGCATCTAGTGAGTTATCACAGGGTATTGCTTCAGCTACAGCCATGACAGGGGCTGGAACATTAAACCTTGACAGCACTGACGGGTTTAGCTCCAGCGGCACTGTCCAGATAAATTCTGAAATATTTACCTACACAGGTAAGACTGCGTTGACCCTGACAGGTGTAACAAGGGCAACGAGCAGCACTACCGCTGCAGCACACGCAGTCGATGATGTTGTTTCTGAAACTTGGACTGTGAGAGACACCGGAAGAACAAACGCAGCCCGTTACAATTTTGAGCGATACAACTTTGACGGCAACGAAAAAATCATAGTCGTTGACCAGACTAACGCTCCTACGATATTCAATACGTCCCTTACTGCAACAGATGTAAGCAACAGTGCGGTAGCTGGTGCAAAACACATTGCTGCTTTTAAGAACCACATGTTCTACTCCGGCATGTCTGCTACACCCCAAGAGATAGTCTTTAGCGAACCCTTCGATGAGGATGCGTTTGTTTCAGGGCAGGGTGCCGGAAGTATTAAGGTTGACGACACGATTGTTGGCTTGAGGGCTTTCCGGGGTGACTTGTTTATCTTCTGTGAGAACAGAATATTTAAGTTGGGCGGCAGTTCGCTCAGTGACTTTGCAATTGTTCCTGTTACTAGAAACATCGGATGTGTAAACGGTTTTACCATCTTGGAATTTGCTGGTGACTTGGTGTTCTTGGGGCCGGATGGCTTGCGTACTGTTGCTGGTACAGCCCGTATTGGTGACGTTGAGTTGGGTACCATAAGCACCAATGTTCAGCAGTTGTTCAGGGATAACCTGACTAATGCGGAAGCGTTTGTTTCCCTAGTCATACCCGACAAAACCCAGTACCGTATATTCTTCTCAAAAGAGGGACAGGCACAGACATCTTCACTAGGGGCTATCTGTGTTATGAAGGGACAGGCATTTGAGTTTTCGACTATGAAGGGTATTCGCCCTGCTTGTGCGGATACGGTCGTTGAAGCTGGAGATGTGGTAGCCATACATGGTGGCTTCGATGGTTTTGTATACAGGCAAGAACGGGGTAACACTTTTGACGGTACTTTAATAAATGCCAAGTACAGAAGTCCTGACTTGAGTATGGGTGACCCCGGAGTTCGCAAACACATGCAGCGGGTTAATATCAACTACGCACCAGAGTCAACCCTAGACGCAGACTTGTTTGTAAGATATGACTACGAATCGAGTAACTCTATTCGCCCTGCACCGTACCCCCTAGACAGTACAAATGTTGCGGGTACATACGGCAGTTCGACTTATGGAAACGCAGTGTACGGTGGACCGTCACAGCCTATTGTTCGTAAAGCAGTAGAAGGTTCAGGATTTGCTGTAGCATTACGAGTAGAAGACGGGGCAACCGCTACTGCCCCATACACCCTAAAAGGGTTTCAATTAGAATTTCAGGTGGGAGCAAGAAGGTAAATGGGCGCAACCTATACACGACAGTCCACGTATGCTGACGGCGATACAATTTCCGCTGCAGATACCAACGACGAGTTTAACCAACTACTTGCGGCATTTGCTGCAAGCACGGGCCACACGCACGATGGAACTGCTGGAGAGGGGGGACCAATCTCTGCTCTGGCAAGTAACACCATCACTTTTGGAACAGGTGCAGACACCGACATTGCAGTTACTTTCGACGGTAACACCAGTGACGGCGTTCTCACATGGATGGAAGATGAGGATTACTTCCAATTCTCTGACGACATACTTATGTCCACCACAGAAAAGATACAGTTCCGTGATACTGCAATATACATCAACTCAAGCACAGATGGGCAACTCGACCTTGTAGCTGACACAGAAATACAGATTGCAGCCACAACTATTGATGTAAACGGTAACCTAGATGTTAGCGGGACTGTTGTTGGAGCCAGCACAATATCGGCGGGTACAGCGTTTGTTCCCGACGCAAGTGATGGTGCCGCACTAGGTACATCATCCCTAGAGTTTAGCGACTTGTTTCTTGCTGATGCAGCCGTAATCAACTTAGGCGCAGACCAAGATACGACTCTTACTCACGTTGCTGACACAGGCATCCTTCTGAACTCAACACGACAGTTACAGTTTGGTGATAGTGGCACATACATACATCAGTCAGCCGATGGTGTCCTCGACCTTGTTTCTGACACTGAAATAGAAATCAACGCTACCACAATCGACATTAACGGTGCGGCTGAACTGTCTGGCAACCTTACTCTTGGCGCACAACTACGTATGCCAGATAATACTGCTAGTAAAATTCTTGTTGCAGACGGCACCAGCTTTGAAGAAAAGGCAGTTGGCGACCTTTCTGAAATATCCACAGTAGCGAATGATGACGTATTCCTCGCTGTAGATACATCAGGGGGTGGACTAAAGAAGATTTCAAGAAGCACTATAGTTGCAGGTCTTGCAACATCCGGGGCTATATCTAACGTAGTTGAGGATACGTCTCCCCAGCTAGGTGGCAACCTCGACATGAACGGTGCGGATATCGTTACGACATCCAACGCCACAATTGACTTGGCTCCTAATGGCACAGGCACAGTGGTTGTGCGAGGAAACACCAACTCAGGTAGAATCGTATTTAATTGTGAAAGTAACAGTCATGGTCAAACAGTAGCGTCACAACCTCATTCTGCTGCTGTAACAAACACCATGTTACTCCCAGCAGGAAGTAGTTCAACCCTTGTTTCCCTTGTATCAACAGATACCCTGACAAACAAGACACTCACCAGCCCCGTCCTAAATACAGCTACTGTAGGTACATCCATTGTTCCTGCTAGTGCGGATGGGGCAACTCTTGGAACTGCATCTGCTGAGTTCAGTGACCTGTTCCTTGCGGATGCGAGTACCGTACAATTTGGTAACGACCAAGACGTAACCCTGACCCACGTTGCTGATACCGGGTTGTTACTAAATGCAGCAAGTGTAATTCAGTTCCGTGACTCTGCAATTAACATTGGCTCTCCGGCTGATGGTGACTTGGATATCAACGCTGACGATGAAATTGAGTTGAACTCAACCCTGATTGACGTAAACGGTAACTTGGATGTTAGTGGCACAATCGTAGGCGCAAGCACTCTTTCTGCAACAACAGGAACATTTAGTGGTATCCTGAAGACAGACGATGCGACTGAAGCAACAAGCACAACTGATGGTTCCCTACAGACTGACGGTGGTTTGTCTGTTGTTAAGGATGCGGTGTTTGGTGATGATGTCATGTTGTTATCAGACAGTGCCGTACTAAAGTTTGGTGCAGATAGCGATGTCACACTCACACACGCTGCTGATACAAGCCTGACTTGTAACCTAATGATGGCTGCAACCACGTTTGAACCTAGTGCAGATACTGCTGCAGGGGACAACGCTGCTATAGGCTACACTTCTGCTGAAGGACTTATCCTAACAGGACAAGGTTCCTCTACAGACGTTACAATCAAGAACGACGCAGATGCTACAGTAGCTTCGATTGCAACAGGCACAACCATATTCACTATGAATGATGATGTGGCAGTTAGCGGAAGAGCAGTTGGTCATGTAACCACTGACAACGATGGCAGCTTTGACTTGGCGGTAGGCAACGACTTTAAGTGTACCACTGCCGGGAACCTCACCCTGACCTTTACAAATCCAGCGGCAGGTCAATCAGGAAACATAATGTTTATCAATGGTAGTAACCACACAATATCAGCCCACGCCTCAGTAGCCATCAACGCTGATGTACTAACAGCCATCTCAGCCAGCGGCACATACCATCTTGCTTATTATTGTAGCGCAGCATCTGGGAACGATTCCATCCTAGTCAGCGGTTCAGCTATTTTAACTTAGGGAATACGAATGTCTTTAATCAAAGCAGCAGGTTCAGGCGAAGTAAGCACAGGCTTTTACAAGCATTTGCTTGACCAGTCGTTGAAGTTTAATGATGACGATGCTCAGTATTTAACCAGAACCCCTGCGTCTGCTAGTAATCAAAAAACGTGGACTTGGAGTAGTTGGGTCAAGCTGGGTAGAATTTCGGGAGACATGGGTTGGCTTTGGGGTGCGCAGGGTCAAACTGCAA